TCTTCGCATGGCGTGGGTGGCAAGCTGCCTGAACAGAGTGAAGATGCCGCGGCTGTTACGCGATCCAGGCTTTGAACTGACGTGAGATAAGCTCCAATTTGCGTGAGGTTCTGCGGTTGTCCACCTGACATATTCAACACCCCAGGATTTTGGTACAGTGTTCCTGAATTCGTACAACCAACGTCGAGAATCTGTTGTTGTAAACAGTCATCGGGATAATTACCAGGACCAACACCGGTTGCTGTACAAGGATCGGCAGAAAACGCAGTCAGAGATGAAGCCTTCGTTTGAAACGGTGCGGTTTTACAATCGTATGTGGCAAATTGATCGGATTCCAGGAAAGTGAATGGAAACATGCCAGAGAGTCGCATTTGTGTTTTACCCGCAGCAGCTCTGAGTTTACTCACTCTGATCGTGGGAAATTGATATGAACCCGCCAAGAATCGTGGTCTGGATCCAGTTTCAAGATCAGAGGTAGAGAGTCTGTGAATTGATATTTGATATTTACCTTTGTTCGGTAGTTTTGCGTCTAAGTAGCCATAAACGAAGGGATAAGGATCCTTTGCTTTTTCGGGCGCAACAAGCAATTCAAAGGGCGAATCTTCAGAGTTGCTGACAGGAATTTCAAAGACTGTATTCGTAGTTTCGCTCAACTTAGTTGGCTCATCAATTTGTGAGCCGGCTACTGTAAGTTTCGCCATCCCCCTACCCCTTAGAATCACAGAGATCGGCACTTTATCGGAACCAGGATCTACATAGGTGTATGTTGTTGTACCCATACATTGACCACAACCGGTATCGAGACCTGCTGATTTCTCTTTTTGACAACGTATTCTCTCCTTGAACTGGCGTAGATCATTTCCGCTCGTCGCAAAGACAGGCTGATCGGGTGCACCGGAACAACTCGCTAAACTCGGTTTCGCTCGGATAAAAGGCAGTGCCTTTTCTGTCTTTTCAGTTGCGGCGAACTCCTTTTCCTTGGGGTAAAGGAAAAGACCACGCTGACCGGCTTTGAATGTATTTCCCTCCTCGTCCGTTCCTTCTGTGAGGCAAACACCACAGTTGGCAGCAAAACGGGCATCTGAAAAAGGATTGTCGGACGAGCCGTTTTGTTTACAAAACTGTATGTTATCGACTACGCCTCCTTGTGGATCTTTACGTGGTTGCATGTAGAATTTAGAGATAGAGGTCTGTAGAACCTCCTTATTGCCTTTTACATAGTCGGACTGTGTTCCACCCAGCGCTAATTGTGCGTCCTTGAGTGCCGCCGCTGCTGTAGCAGGATCGGCTCCCGCTGCTAAAAGTCCATTCGCAAAAGGGTTGAGCATTTGTGAAAGAGGATTGTAACTCGATTGTCCAGATACCTTATCGCCTTCGAGACCAGGTACGGCGTCATCAAATCCTTCGTTCTTTTTTTGTGTTTTTAGAAAATACAAAAAAGCAAGCGATGAGGCTGTAAGTGCTGTGAGTCCGAGGACTCCTTTTATTTGATCCATCCGAATCCTTCTATTTGTAGAACTACAAATTGTCAGGGCGTAGACGACTCGTAGCATCCATATCACGTGTAATGACTCGGAAGACAAAATGTGTCTGATGACTCAAATTGAGAAGACGACCCGCCGTAAGTGTGTTACCAGCTAACCTAGATAAGAAGGTTGCGTTATTTGCTGTGGATAATGAACCAAAATTTGTAGGTACAACACTTCCTGAAGTCGGATCATTCATTCTCGATTGTATAATAATGTATTTACTGTAACCGACTTGATTTGCTCCATCTCTGTAAAATACTGCACTACCTGAACGAGTTGACCAAGCAATTCCAACAACAAGATGATCACCTGTATTCAACCAATTGACCAAATCAGCAAGGGCACCCGTATCGCCACTAAAACTACTCGGAAAGGTGACGCCACGAATGCGGATACGATCTCCCTGTACTACAGAGAAACGACTGAAAAAACTTGATGTCTCTAACCAAATATAGTTTGAACTGGCATCGGCATACTTGGTATTTGTTACGTTTGCCGTGGGGGTACCACTAGAAGGAAGCATATACGCTGATGAAAATACACCACTGATATCCAGTGTATCCTGAACATCACTTACTAGATTTCCATCGGGTCTCTCAAGGCGCAAGGTCAACTTTTGTAGAGTAGACAAGGGAGTCGGCGTGTAGACCTTCTGGCATTTCATGAATTTTGGAATCATAGCAAGATAACCACCCTTAGTTGTAACGTTAGAATCAGAGATCCAATTCGCGTCATATTGAAGAACACCGAAGGCACGCTCAAAATTGTAATCTGTGCCGTAACTATTTGTGTCGAGTTCCTTGACATACAAGTTCAAGTAAGGAAAGCTCAGAATATTTACATTGAGTGATACATCATAGTTTACAGAAGCTGTAGTAGCAGCATTCTTTCTCATGATCGTATCAACACCTTCAACAGGCAAGATTGCCTTTACAAATTCAATGCGCGTGATATTCTTGAACTTAATGGATGCTGCAGCATTTACGCCGAAGAACTGTCCTGCGCGATTATTGCCAGGATCAAAGTTTACAGTGAAGTTATACCTGTTTTGGAGAGTTGGATTACCACTTAACCAATCACGGTCAGCACTATACATGAACAAATTGTACTCATTTTCCTTGTAAGTCAGAACATCATCTTGCGGGATGATATTATCCTGTGGTCTTACAGGACGTGTCGTTAGAGCTGAAGGAAGCGCAGTTGTCGCATTACCTGCGGCTGAATTGTTGGAGCGAAACAAGGTCTCAAGTGACGTACCTTGACCGATGGGATTACCATCAATGACGTCCTTCATAAAAATACGCCGAGGGTCAGGATTCACCATCCGCGTCGCCAGTTCTGTGGCAGACTCTCTTTGTACCATCATACGTGAATTCTCTCTTTGTGTAAGAACGAGCTGATCTTGAGCAGCAGCCGCCGCACCCATTGAACTGTAATTTTGATCGGCTGTTACACGTGCCTTCAGCAGTTCGTCTGATCGCTGCGCCTCCTCTTCTCTCTGCTTCTTGATCTGCTCGAAGATGCCCATTGAAACAGGCGCCTCATCATCGAGGGGGATACGAAACGTGGGTGGCGCAGGAACAGGCGCCTTCTTCGGATTCCGCTCATTTTGTAATTGAGAAAAACGAGTGCCGATATCCTGGCGCATGGAATCATCATTGCCCTGCACTTGTACTGTGTTCACCTGGCTACGACGAACATAGGCAGTGAAATCGGGGACGACCGCCGTGATAACTTCCTTGTTTTTCAGTCTGATACTTGCCGCTGTATCCGCACCAGGAAATGTCTGATGAACTTCATTCATGTAATGCCGAATAGTCTTTACAAGGCGCTCCTTCTGTTTATCTGACAGGTCACCTCCGAGACGGCGCTTTTCGTTCTCATACAACATTTCACTGAGAAACTGTTCATTTTGAGGATTCATAAATCCTTGTACTGACGACATTCTATTGAGAGTACAGGGATTTCATTTGAGGGCGGGCAACGCGCTTAGTCTGAGAAGAGACAATCACGTAGATCAAGCATGGCTGAATCTCGGGGTGCTCTCCGACAAAATGCTCTGAAATTATCGCCCCCTAGCATCCGAATAATGAAATAAAGGCAATACATTCCACATTCGGATCCGTTGAATTGGAAACGACGAGCGTTATATGCGAGTCGTAGGGATGGGTCCTGTGTCGTGAGCCACTTCATAAAAGTTTCAATCTGCTTCGGCGGCTTCATTCCATACGAATCAAAATAGTAGCAGCGATGGCTTGGGATATCAATGAAGTTCGCAATCCAGTGGCTGCCGCCCTTGTAATGCGGATCTAAATTGTAGATTATACCAATCTTCTGAATTCCCTTCTTCATTGATTCCAAAATGCGCATTGAACACATTTCCTGAATGAGGCATTTACCACCGCCCTTATAGGGATCGGGCGCAGCAAAATCAATCGGAAACGGTCCCATGAACTCGAATTTGGGATCCATTTCCTCATATTGCTTCATAACGTTCTCAATATTTGAACTATCGAGCCACTGGTCGGGATCCTTCTTCCACGCATCTGGTTGTTTTGGACGTAAATACTGTTTTACATAATTGGCACGCTCTTCTTGTTCTAACGGCGCTGCTGAAAGAAAGCTGTATTCGGCACCTTCCGACACCTGGAATTTATGTTCAAGCTCTCTACGAATTTGTTCTGGTGATTTCCTCGCCGTTGACACGCCTGCCTTTTGCGCAATATGACCCAGTACATTCGGTGGTAAGCAACCATAGTTTGGTCGTTCATCACCGACCCGAGGGTGGCATTGACACGCTCCAGGTAATGGTATTTTACCTTTTCTTTGTTTTCTTGTTTTTGACTTTACCATCTTTCCTATTCTAAGATGAGAGAATGACCAACCCTGCTCCCAAAAAGTACAATCAACAAAATTATTGGAGATATGTATTTGCGCCGATGTTTATGGCTGTTATTGCTTTCGGCATTTACATACTGTTTACGATGAATGATTCACAGGCGATGTCATTGAATTCTGTTACAAAACAGGTAAATAGCATGTCAAATGAATCACCGCTCCCTGCGTCATCGATTTTTAAGAATATAAATGCGAATGCGAATACAAATACTTCTCCTGGCAATAGTTTCAATGCCTTGTAAACTTTTTACCATTTGTAAGTAGATAAGATGAACCTCAAAGAATTATTACCTTACTTGCTTGTCGGCATAGTTCTTACATCTGTAGCGGTCAGTGTCGGATATATTGGCTACTCGGCTTCGGGTAATCAAAA